CAATGCACCGGGTAAGGGCCGCGTTCCTACGCCAAGATACAAGGCATGGCAGACGGAAGCCCTCTGGTCGATCAAGGCGCAGCATATCAAGCCCATTAGTGGGCGCGTGTCAGTCTTCATACGCCTTGTTGCCCCTGACAAGCGCCACAGGGACGCCGGGAATTGTGACAAGGCCATAGGCGACATTCCGGTCAAGGCCGGCATCATCAAGGATGACAGCAACCGCTTCATCCGCAGGCTCACCTATGAGTGGGCAGATGATGGCCCTGCATGTGTCGTCGTCATCCAAGAAGCAACCGAAGCACTAGCCGCCTAGAGCCATTCGATAGGGCGCCAAGCCCTGATTTGAGGGATCGAGATGAAAGCACCACTTCAAGAGCCCCAAGATTTTGCGGCAAAGCTGCCGCGCCGGGAATATCTCCATGAGTGTTTCGCGTATGATGCCAAAACTGGGATTCTATCGTGGCGCACTCGGCCAGTTCATCATTTCATAAATGAGCGAACCTGCAATCGGTGGAATGGCCGGTATGCTGGGTCTCAAGTCTCACTGCAAAACACAAACGGACACCTTCGCACGTCGATGCGGAAGAAGTTCTATTACGTTCACCGCATCGTTTGGAAGATGATGAAAGGGGAAGAGCCGCTAATCATCGACCACATCAACGGCGATCCGACCGACAATCGGCTTGAGAATCTCCGTAGCGTGTCTCAAGGTCTCAACGCTAGAAATCAAACTCCTGCCGCAAGGCGTGAGCATGCGATTGGCGTTTACCGGCAGAGCGCCGGATATGGGTGGGTAGCCCAAGTCCCAATCAATGGGCGCGTCAAATCCAAAAGCTTCAAGACTGAGGCCGATGCCGCCGCATGGCGGGTAGAGCAATGCCGCCTCCAAGGGTTCACTGATCGGCACCTCGGAGTATCCGCTAATGGCTAAAATAGTTGGCGAGGAACCGATCGGATTTTCTGAATTTTGGCAATGCTGGAGACCCAGCATGCGCCGCACAGATGGGCGCAAGGACGCGCGAGACGCCTACCGTAAGCACATCCTGGCAGGAGCATTGCCAGAAGACATCCTTGATGGCGCTAAGGCATTTCTCCGCGACATGCCGGAGAGGGACAAGCCGTACATCCCGCTCGCTGCATCCTGGATCAACAAGGAATCCTACCTCGATTGGGCTGACAAGGAACGCGAGTACCAGGCACGCATAGCATCTCGGGCTGAGAACGTCGTCCAGATGAAGCCGCTCAGCAACTACAAGCCGAAGTTCCTACAGCAATACGAACAGAAGAAGGCTGACATATGAAAACCGTCTCCATCGCCGGCAGGATCGGCAAGGGCGCTGAAACCCGCAGAACGCAGAACGGCGATGCCGTCACCTCATTCTCAGTTGCCGTCGATGACGGATATGGCGAGCGCAAATCAACCATATGGTTCGATTGCTCGCTCTGGGGCAAGCGCGGTGAAAGCCTTGCCAACCATCTCACCAAGGGCACGGCTGTAAGCCTGTCCGGCGACCTCGGTAAGCGTGAGCACGAGGGCAAGACGTATCTTACCGTCCGCGTCAATGAACTGACGCTTCAGGGCGGTGGCGAGCGCAAGGCAGAGCAATCCGCTCAAAAGCAACAGAGCTACGGGGATGCCAGCGGCGGTAATGCGCCAGATCTGAACGATGAAATTCCATTCTGAATGCAGGGAATAGCACCTATGCGTGAGCCATGGTTTCATATTGTCGAGGTGCTTGATGGGCATGGTCGATCAATAGCGGATATCACCTTCGATGTGGCGCGCCAGCATAATGTCGCCCTTGGCGAGATAAGGGGCGGCCGGCGAAACAAATCTGTGCAGCGCGCGCGGCTTGCTGCCATTCTTCTGCTAAAGACCGAGCGCCCCGATCTCTCATCCGGGACGTTAGCTAACTATTTCCGCTGCGAGCCTTCGACCATTCGTCACGCTTGGCGAAGGGAGGCTGCATGAGTCTCCACTGGCGAATGCTGTCAACCGCTGAAAAGATTGAAGCCGTCAAGACAGCCTGGCATCCGGGTATTTCCGCAAGCCGGATCGCAGCACATTTCTACGGCGCCACGCGAAATGCGGTCATCGGCCTCTATAGCCGGTATCCGTCTGACCTGTCTGGGACACCCCTCAAGAAGCCAACCAAGGCCGTTGTCGCCATGGTGGAGGCCAAGACGAAGCGAACTATACGGTGCGCATTCCGAGCACTTTGCGCCCTCATTTCGATGAGCCAACACCGATTCAGGAACCCGCCATCGAAGAGATGGATTGGCATGTCTGCGGCAAACCACTGGCGATGCTCAGGAGCGGGCAATGCAAGTTTCCGGTGAATGATGCCGCCGTGGGCGAGATGCACCTGTTTTGCTCAATGGCTGCTGACCGATCGTTCTGCAACGTTCATATGCAACGCGCTTATCGATCTAGGAGCTAGCGGAGACACCATGACCAAGGCAGCGACGAGGGCAGAAAAGCTATGAACCGGGCAGAAACAATCCGCCTCATCCTGCTTTGGAGCAGTTGGGCATTCTTCATCGGTTATGTCGCAGGCAAGCATGGGTGGCTCAGCTAATGACCTGGTACGCAATCCGCACTCACCCCGGCTCTCAAATGCCTCAACGCAGTTATGAGGTGGAGACAACTCGTGGTGCGAAGGGCTATCGGCTTGTCTCCAGTCTTGATCCGAATATGTCAGCGGTCGAAGTGGCGCTGAAGAGAGGCGGCTTTACCTACTATATGCCAGCCGAGTTCAAGGTGGTTCGCAACCGTCGAAAGACTGGCGTCTATCAGTTGCGCCGGTTCGCCCTCCTTCAGGGCTATGTCTTTGTCTACAATGTCATCGACTTCGAGAAGCTGCGCAAGATTCCGGGCGTGGCCGGGCTTCTCGTTTCATATGTTGGTGATGAACGCGTGCCGATGCAAGTCTCGCTGGCTGATATCATGATCATGCGGACCATAGAGGCTAGAAGCCAAGCTGAGGCCGACAAGAGGGTGGCGACTCTCAATTCCTCAGAGCGCGCAACCATGAACAAAGACGCCCAGAAAGCAATTGCTGCTGCCAAGCGAAAGCTCAATCCAGGGCAAAACGTGAAGATACTCTGGGGCAGGGGAATAGGTCATGAAGCCACGCTTCTGGGCTGGGAAGACAGTCAGCACGTCAAGGCCATGATCGACAACCTGAAGACAGGGGAAGTGGAGGAAATCTCGGTTCCCTATGACGCCGTGCGGCTTGTATTGGAGGCAGCGGAATGAATATCACACAGAGACGTTTGGAGGTTCTAGAAGGTCTGTATTTTGAAGGCCCAACGACCTACTATCAAGGTACGCCGTACTCGCGCGCGTTCACCGATTTGCACAATGCGGGCTTCATCACAATGCATTATCGGGAAATTCCTGGCGATCCGGAGCATGTTGAGGTGTGCTGGGACCGGCTTTGGAAGCTGTCAGAAAGTGGGTGCGCAGCTCTGAAGGAGCATTGGGGAAAGCTTTATGATCGCGAGTTGGCAAAAGATTTGCGAAGAAAGCAGTGAAACATGCAATCTGCCAATGTCTTAAGGAGAGGCGAATGGGACAGCTTGTCACCGCAATCATGAATGACCAAGAGATGATGAAACACAAGCTGGAGCGCTACCGGAAATTGGCAGCGCGCGCGGCTGAACTGGGGAAGCCCGACTTTGCGGCGGCTTTGGACGAGATAGCGGATGACTATGCCAAATTGCTCAATCTCGGCTCAGAGGATCGGCCCAATTAAACGGATAAGGGGAAGGAGATGAAGGGTCAGAAATTCGAATCCGTTGACCAGATGCTCAAGCTCATTGGCGAGAATGATTCGCTTGCGCTGCGAACCGTCAAGGAAGCCTACGATTTAGCTGGCAACTTCGAAGAGCAGATATATGCGGCCATTTCAGACGGCCGCCCGCAAGACGTTATGTACCTCGCCTGTCAACTCGCTCATGACGCCATCATCGCAGAGCGGAACCGCTGCATAGAGGCAGTGAACGCCGGCTTCCAGGAATGCGGCGGCTATACAGAGCTTCTGGAGGCCATAGTGACGCACATCGTTGATCCACGGCCGGACTTGCAATAGAAATTATTTTGGCATATATTTTCTGCAGGGTGATTTGCAGGCAATGGACTGGGACCCGTCCCGATTGCCACCTGGCGGCGCAAGAGCGTTTTCCGCTGCAAGCCATTAACTCGTCCAAAATTCAAGATCGAGGCGGCCCTCCTTTGAGGGCTGCGAACCAACTACACCCGCAACAGTTAAATCCATCAAGGCTAGGCGCTGTTGGGCTTGGCTTTGAGGTGAGCAGGTCCACCCGGCCTCGCCGTGAACGGCATGGCTCAGGGGATAAGTGCAGACCCTTCGCGGTAGCCGCCTGCGATACCCTCATCACGAGGATTTCATGCCAGAACCTCGCGCAATCACGGAAATAGCCGAGAAGGAAACAGCGCTGTTCCTGGCTGAGCAGGCGAGGCAGTTCGTGGACTGCTCAATCAATTTGGCGGCATCAAGCATGCCGATCCCAGCGGTGATTAAGCTGCTTCGCGATCACATTACACTCCTAGAGGATTTCGGATGACGCTACTCCGCTCTCCGATCCGCAGCCCGATACGGTCTTCGATATACAATCCGCTGGCGGGGAAGTGGGGTAACGCCGATCCTCTCGGCGCGTGGCTCCTCAATGCCACCTATGCCGACTACGACGCCCGTAAGCTCGACCGGATGTTTCAGGAGAGCACGGGGCAGACTCCAGTAACGGCATCGGTGGATAAGGTAGGATTGTGGCTGGATGGGTCTCAGTTCGGCACCAAGACATTGGCACAGGTGCTGGCGGGGCAACCTGAACTTGTCACGAATGGCGGGTTCGCAGGCGGCACAGGATGGGGAGGAACAACCTGGACTTTCAGCGGTGGCGTCGCATCGTGCAACGGCTCGTCATCACTGTTCCAAACGATATCGGCATCAAATGGTCGAACCTATCGAGTCGAATTCGATGTGACCGCATACACCTCTGGTGCCCTTCAATGCACGATAGGACAAGGGAATGCTGTCACCGGCCTTGGATCGCTAGGGCATAAGTCGATAGTTGTCGTTTGCGGGTCGGAAGTCTCACCACAGGTAAGGTTTACTGGCACCTCTCTCATTGCATCCCTCGACAACGTCACAATAAAAGAAATCCCCGGCAACCACAGTTCCCAAGCTACCTCGACACAGCGTCTCAACCTGCTGATCTCTGGCAGCCGCTATAGCCTCACCGCAGACGGCACGGACGACAACCTACTCTC